AAGGTCACAACAACCCGTGAAAATATTATCGCTCTCGGCAACTTCATGAACGAACACGGCATTGACTTCGACAAGATAGAGGTTCCATGACTTGAGGATGAAGACAGGATAAGTAAAACAGATATTAAAACAATCATAGGTCTGCTCAATCGATCGCAAGTACTAATAGACGCCAACTGCTCTAAGCCGGTCGATCTGGATGTAGCCCGCAGATGCAGGAAGATGGCCCGTAAATTAGAAAGGAGCTTGAAATGAATGATTACGAATACATCCCGGATTGGAAAGTCTGGGGATAGTCAACAGTGTGTTTTGCATGGTATTAGTTTAGGTTAGTTTCCCCTTGCCGTCCGTGAGGATATGCAGAGGGGAGTTTTGGGACGAAAGGGAGTGGTCACATAAGCCATGCGTCAGAGCGGTTCGATTCCGCTCCGTCCCACAAATAAGTTGAACGAATTAAAAGAAATAGAGTATGATGCACAATTGGTTTGAATGTAAAGTCTCCTATGAAAAGATAATGGAGGACGGAAAGCAAAAGAAAGTGACGGAGCCCTATTTGGTCGACGCCTTGTCGTTTACAGAAGCAGAGGCACGTATCATTGAAGAATTAACCCCTTTTATCAGCGGTGAGTTTGTGATAAAAGACATCAAGCGGGCAAAGTTGTCCGAGATATTCTTCAATGAAAATGGCGACCGCTTCTATAAGATCAAAGTCTACTTCATTACGCTCGACGAGAAAAGCGGAGCTGAAAAGAAAACATCTGCACAGATGCTGACACAAGCCTCCAATTTGAAAGAAGCTATCGAAGTGCTGGAAAAAGGAATGAAGGGTACTTTGGCCGATTACGAAATCGCTTCTGTCACCGAAACCGCACTCATGGATATATTCCCGTATGATGCCGAAGATGACAAAGATACGGATAAAACAGCCGACGCCAACAATTCATCCGTCCGCAAATTCTTCCAGTCCCTACCTGAAGGATGTAAGACGGAAATCACCGTATCGGGAAAGAAGATCATCGTAGACAAGACCGGACGTGACACGGTTGTAACACCTTCTGGTGAAGGATGAGAAAGGAAACAGCTCGATGGATTTTGGATACGACATACCGGACTATGAACCGGATGAATACGATAATTACGATTACGAATGAGACATATAGAAGATCAATTACAAAAGTCAATAGTCAGATGGTTCGATTTGCAATATGCGAACCTCAGACACTTGCTGATACACGTTCCTAACGGAGGCTATCGCAATGCAGTCGAGGCGGCGAAGTTTAAACAAATGGGTGTCAGAGCCGGGGTCCCGGACCTCATTTTGCTATATCCAAATAAAGAACACCCGTTTATGGGGATCGAGTTGAAGGCCGGCAAAAACAGACAATCCGTACACCAGAAGGAATACGAAGCTGAGTTTGGTCGGATCGGCGCCAAATATGTCGTTGTCCGTTCGATCGGCGAATTCATGAAAGTTGTGAATGAGTACTTAAAAAACGTATGACGATGGAGAAAGAGATAAAAGAAATAAGCGATTATCTAAACACCACCTGTTCGAACAATCCGGCGGAAATACAAGAGCGCATATCCGTCATCATGGTCTACATGATGCGTACCGGCGAAATGCTCGCAGAGGCAAAAAAAATACTCCGGAAGAAAAAGTCTGACGAGATACAGAACATGATCATCCGGATAGCGAAAGAAAATTGCCTGTCGGCCAAAGTGCAGAATGCCTTACTGGATAGTATTGCGGAAGACGAATGCTATCTGGTCGACCGACTGGACAGACTCAATGCTTCTTGCACGCATCAACTGGATTCGCTTCGAAGCCTGCTTAGTTACGAGAAGGAATCGCTTAGACTCAATAAGACAGGATATTGATAAAGTGGAGAAGAATTTATGATATGGCAACAAGGAAAGAGTTGACAAGCTACTTTCCCCATGACAGCAATGCAAGAAACTCTGACAAACTTATACGGCTTAGAATGCGGCATAAAGCTGCCGGTTACGGTGTTTACTTTATGATCCTTGAAAGATTAAGGGAAGAACCTGAATACACGAGTGTCAAAGATTATAACATGATAGCCTTTGACCTTCGTGAAGATGCTTCCTTAATTAAATCCGTGATTGAAGATTTTGGGTTATTTGTCTTTACCGATGATGGTAAGTACTTCTACTCCGAAAGTTTCAAAAAAAGAATGGAAATCAAAGACGATAAATCAAAGAAACGGTCAGATGCTGGAGGGAAAAGTGCTGCGAAAAAATGGGGAAATACAGAGCGGGAAGATCTTTCACCTTCCGAATTAAGGTCAAAACGTCTGAGCATTGCCCGTAAAAAAGGAACCCATACAAATGAAGAATGGGAAGAACTTAAAAAATTTTTTGGAGAATGTGTCATTTGCGGAAGCAAAGAGAAGATAGTGAAAGACCACATAGTTCCTATATACCAAGGAGGAAGCGATGCGATTACAAACCTTCAGCCTTTATGCAACTCCTGCAACAGCAGGAAAGGCAGTGACAATAAGGACTATAGGACAGAATGGTGCAAGTCACATAATATAGAAATGCCTGACAAATGGCTAACAAAAACCGGGAAATGTCTAACAAGTAAAGTAAAGAAAAGTAAAGAAAATAATATAGGAGATTCTAACGAATCTCTTGTATGTGGGACTTCGCAGCCCCACGCCGAACATATCGATTACTCCGAACTTGTCAAATTCTTCAATGAAGAAACAAAAGGTGTATTTGGTACGGTCAGGACTCCGCTTTCTGATAGCCGTAAAGGGATGATTAACGCACGTATAAAATCTTATGGCAAAAAGACGTTTGCCGACATGATTCATAGGGCATACCAAAGCGATTTCCTGAAAGGGCAGAACAAAAAAGGCTGGCGAGCTTCTTTCGACTGGCTTATCAAACCAACGAATTTTGAGAAAGTAATATCAGGTAATTATGACAACAAAAATAGGACAAGCAATGACGCAGGAGATCGAGACATGGAGGAGTTCTACAGAGGTATCGCCTCTGGAATCGCCCGTCAATCTTACGAAGAAACAAAACGATGAATGTTTTATCAGTCTGTATAACGGCAAAGCTGCTTCTCCAAATGAAATTGCTGTATCATTGAGCAGGTTAATGATGGCATTCCCTAAAATGAACAATGGATTCTTTGACCTATTGGCGGAAAGAATTGCAGCAAACAAATTTACGTCAAAGCGGTTATACGACGCTGTCAATAGCTTGATAGACAATTTCAACTATAAGGAATTGAACATTGCCGATATAATAAAATTCGACAAAAAAGCAAAATTGTATTCGTACAACGAAGTTTGTAGAATGGTGTCAAAAGGAGAAGTCTCTTTTTCGGATTTCGAAATACGAGAGATAAACGGAGAATGTTATAGAGTCAAGAAAACAGATTTGATATTATGAAAATCAATGTATTCAGGACCCAATGCAAGATCGGATCAAAAGTCTTGTACAAGGGAAAAGTAAGAGTTATTGCGGACATAGACCGGAGGACGAACAGCATCTCGTTTTCCGGCTACAGATGGATAAGATGCACAGAAGCGAAGCTACTGCCATGAAACAATACAACAGTTGGGATGAAATAGACAAGGACACCGGCGGTCTTGTTACGAGTCTGACATATATCGTCCTATTCGTCAATGACCAAGTGTATAATTTCGAAATGCAGCTTTCCGATCACATCAAGGGATGCGGACTTTATCGCCAAAAGGTCAAAATGCTGGTCAACAGCATGGACCGCCAAATGGCCGCATACAATAGGCAAATATGCAGAACCGCAGGTGTAAACGCGGAAGCCATGGCCCTCATTACGCAGAGCATGGAGGACGATATCAAGCCTCATATAGATCGCTATGGATTTACCGTCAGCCAGGCATTGCATAATGCCGGATGCCATGAAGATTTGAACAAAGCCCTTTCCATTTGCTCTACGGTGGACATGTTATGCCAGACATCCCAAATTACCATCCGGGATTTCTTTACCGCCATAAGCAAATATGCCCCACTGGCTTACAATCCCCTTCAGTATCTCACCATGGATAAGATGCTGCACTTTGCAAGGGAACTTACAGAGGTATTTACCCCCAAAGAGATACATGTAAATTTGAATGAGTTGCCAGAAATTGCAAACGCTTTTCAGGCCATAGCAAACAATATGCTTAGGGCGGAAGTATTTGAAAAAGCGTTTGAATCATGCGAAAAATGACAAAAAGATGTGATATGAAAGATTGGATGAGTGAAGAAATAAAGCACCTCGAAAAGGAGCGCGACAGGAATTTGGCAATACACTGTGACTATGTGGCCGCTAAATATCAAAGGATGATTGATAAGATTAAGATCAAGAAAGAAGATAAAAATTAAAAAGAAATGAAGATAATTAAAAATTTGACTGTCAATGTAACTTATAGAGTTGGACTTGACAATGTAGAAGTTCCAGATGATGTTTATGATTCTTTGGCAAATTGCTACGATTGGGGTGGAGTCGTCCCCAATCCCAGTGAAAGTGACGAAGACTCTGCGAAAGCATCTGAATGGCTTTCTGACAATATCCGAGAAGCTGATGCAATGGATTGGGAATATGATATTGAAGATTTTGAAGAATAATTCAATATAAACAGAAATGAAGATAGTAACAATAGTGTGTCTGCTAGCCATACTCGCTGGATGCACCTCTCAGAGAAAATCAATTTCAAGTAAGCCGAACCGGTTTACTGAACAGTTTCAACAAGCGGATTCCGCATTTAACAAGCAATACGAACTAAAATGATCAGAGCAAGATTTTTTGTAAATAAGGAAGAGTGCGAAGGTGACTATCGTCCACTGAAATGGCCTATTCAATACCCCTACTGGTGCACAGGTGAAAACGAAAGCTATTTTGTCTTAGTAGCCTACATCGGCAGCATTGAAGAGTTAAATGGTCTATGGCCAGAAGCATCCAACATAGAGTGTGAAGAAGTTGATAAAATCGTCTTTTCGGATAGGTTTCCGAAGCCCGATTGGTACAAAACTAAACAAAATAAGCTATGACTTGGAAAGAATTAAAAGACAAAATATCCCTTATGACAGAAGAAGAGCAACAGCAAGAAGTTGCAGTTTGGGGAGAAGATATGAATTTGATGAAAGATTGCTCCTTGGAGAAAACAAATGAGGATATGTACTACAACTCTGAATGGGATTATGCTTGTGAAGAGAGTGAATTGGAACCGGAAGACAAGAATGACCCTGATGTACATAAGGTATATGAAGCAGGAATGCATTATATTTATTCGAATTGATATTAAAACATAAAAAGGAATGAATATAAAAACAATATCATTTAATACGCCTGACTCCGATATTTTCAAAAAGATAGTAGGTGTTGCTAAGAGTGGTTTATTTGATGGCTGCTCAATGACCACTTATTTTGAAGAATGTCGTTGGTTCGTGGAACGATATGAATGTATTATAATCTTTACACGTGATATAGGCTATCATACGAGTGGCTGGTGGAAAAATCCCGATTACGAACGTTGCTATCATTTATCAATTTCCTTTCCTGGAGGAAGGAATAGCCGAAAGTTAGAACATATTCTTAACAAATTTTTCGGGAACAACAAGCGATTATTATGGTGCGAGCCTCCATATAGTAAAGAGGGTAAAAAAGCCTTGGTATATCACTATCGCCTGTTTTGTAACGAAAAATGGGAGCCAATTATGCCACAAGGCGAAGTTTATTCTAAACAGTTTACCGAAATAGGCTGGAAATCATTTTCTGAATTACATCAAATAATTTAACTCTAAAAAAATGAACATTAACATCAAAAATTTAAACCTGTCGGTAATCATGCCGGTGATCACCAAGAGTGGCCAACCCGTATGTAACGACCGCGTACCATCTAAAGAGGACAAAGTAGAGCACGCCAGCGGACCGTATCTAATCTACGAAGACGGACACGTAGAGCCGTTTACCGGCGATAACTCCAAAGATTGTGTACGATACATCGGGTTGAAGCACGGATACATGTCATTTGCAATCTCACTGACGGAGCATGATAGCGTACAATTGCTTGACGATGATAGCCGTGAAGAATCCGGAAGTGGGACATATTACGAACGTGAATGTGATGCGCTGTTTGACATTGACGGACGCGGCAATACGGAACGCCTTGTAGCCAGAAATCCAAAATTGAGAAATCTGCTGGAAGATGGCGAGTATATACCATCTCTTGGTCAATTAAATTTAATGGCCCATTATATGGACGAACTAAACAAAGCATTCGCTTATGTTTCGGCATCTCCCCTCTCCTCGGCGTGGTATTGGTCCAGTACCGAGGGCAGCCAGAGCTACGCATGGTGCGTGTACTTCTCCAATGGCGGCACGTACGGCGACAGCAAGTGCAATAGTGGCAGGGTTCGGGCGGTGGCAGCATTCACTTTTAAAAAG